GAACCCATTCACCTGAAGGACCAATAGAATCCCAAGAAACTGCCAACACTGTTTCAGCATTAGCAGGTAAAGAATAAGTTGTTTGTGCAGCATTATATGTAAAAGTTGTTGATGCTACACCAAAAATGTTTGGATACACAGCACGGATAGTGTCATTAATTGCACGTTTAACAGAAATCTTTGGAAAACTTGGAGAGAAAGTTACTTTAGCATTAGCAGAATGTGATGCTGCAGTAGTACCACGATAGCCTCTACCAAATGGTGAGATAACAGCAGAACGGTCAGAACGGTCAACAGAATCAATGTGAACAAGTTCATCATCAATTTCAAGAACACCTTTACCAATGTTGTCACCACTAGCAAGAGAAATACTTAAATCATCTGAATCAATACCAGAAGTTAAATATGTGGTACGGTCTTGGCGAAGAGTGAAACCTTCAAGGTTAATAAGAACCTCTTCAACCATTTCATTATATGTTGTCATCTATATTTAGCCGTTTTCTTTTTAATGTTCTTAGGTTGTGCTACAAACTGTTTACCTTTTTTATTACCTTTAGCCTTGGCTCTGTTAGTAGCAGCCTTCTCAGCAGGAGTTAACGCTTTCCAAGCAGCATCAGGAAGATAACGTTTCTTACCCTTAGATGGTTTACCATCAGAGGTACGCCACTTCTGTGAACCCCAATTCTTTAAAGACTGTTGTGATTTAGCCAAAGCCATTACTTGTAACCGCCCCCTGCTTTTTTATATTGCACAGCAAGTAATTGTGCTTTACGAGCAGACCATTCACCAGGGTCTCCACCCTTAGAACCAGCCTTAATTTTATTAAACAAAGCCTTACGCATACCAGGTTTAGTGTAGTTACCTGCTTGATTAACTTTAGATTTACTTTTAGGTTTTGTTTTCTTTTTCACCATTTCACCTTATTCGCCCAATACGCTGCAGACATTTTGCCTTTAGCAATATTCTTTGCATGACGTGCTTTAAAAGATGCTTGACGTTTAGTTGGTTGTCTGTCCCCAGTAACACCTTGTTGTCCAAAGCGGATTGTCTTAACCTTTGAACCTTCTTTAGCCACAACAATATGTGACTTTTTAGGATGGCTTGGAGTCCGCTTTGGTTTGTTATAACCAGAGACTCCTGCACGTTTTAAACGAGAGTCTTTTGGTTTCATAATTACTTCTTTGGTTTCTTAGGTGTTGCTGTTTGAATGCTTGATGGCTTAGGTGCAATTGGCATACCCATTGGGTTATCGCCTTTAGCATTAGCCATAGCGTGTTCTAAATTAGGATAGTTACATCCACAAGTTGTGCACATTATTTCTTCTTACCCATTTTCTTCATTTTAACTACTGTTTTTTTCTTTGCATCCATCTTCTTCATATCCATCATCTTTTTGCCTTTAGCCATTTTTTTATTACCGTACATATTATGCTCCGTATGCTGTGCTAGTTTTGTTTGATATATCTATTGCCTTACGTATCTTCGCAGTACTAGTACCATCAGGTTGAATACCCTGCGCCCTAGCAGAACGATATAACGCAAGTTCTTTATCCCACTTTTTTGCACTCATCGTTAAACGAGAGTTGGCTTCACCTGGATTCAGGTCAATGGTTGAAGCCTTGCAACCAAAACATCCTTCAACAAATTCAGGATGTGTTCTAATTCTGTGTAAACTCATTTGTTGTCCCCAAACGTTTTTCAATTCTTTCAATAGCATCCTTTAAAGAAGAACCACCATTATTACTTAACTCACCGTCAAGTCTGTTAAGTCTTTCCATTACACCTGGAACAGGGTCTCTACCTGGACCACCAGGCTCGCCTTCCCAATCCCTGCGAAATTTTTCCAACCATTCCATCATAGAACGAATCTTTTTTGCCGATGGTGCAATCACAAAATATACAGAGGCAATCGCGCTTGCTGTTGCTCCTGCTATCAAAACGTTTTCTATCATCCTTCAAAATTACTTTCAGTAATGCCGATGCCAGCAGCAATGAGCGCAGACTTTTGACCTGACGTAACTTCATACTCGTGACCTCCTGCATAATATTCTGTTGCTGCAGTTATCTCATCCTGTGTCGGATATCTTCTTAAAGAATAAACACCAGAAGTTTTTAAAACACTAACACCACGAGTGTGTGTATAACGATAGAATAAACCTGAACCTGCTGGTCCTTCTTCTACTGTTGGTGGAAAAAACTTTGGCAATTTACTCTCCTAATAAGTAAAGCCCCCAGTTGCCCAGGGGCTTTAATCTTGATTTGAATCTAACTAGTTAATGCTAGATGCAGATTCAATTCTGTACAATGATTCTTCACGGTAACGTTTGAAACCAAGTACACCGTACCAACCAATTGGGCGCAAGCGCATCAATTTGTCAGTTACGTTTCCAATCACTACATGTGGTTCTTCAGCAACTGCTTCAGCAAGTGCTTGTTGACCGCATAGGATTGTACGGAACACACGGCGACTTGAAGCACCATCTGTTGCGTTGTACATACGTGGTGTTTCAATGAAGTAAGCACCTTCGAATGTACCAATTTCACCAGCCCAAATGTTTTCATTTGATTGGTATTCGTGTGGAAGTCTCCAAGCACCTGAACCTGTTTCTGCACGAAGGTCGTGTGAAACTTCAGGGTGGATACCACACCAGTATAATGCACCTTTACGTGCAATTGATTTTCCTGCACGCAATTTTGCAATAGCAAAACGAATGTCTGCTGCAGAGATTGTATCTTCTGCTGCAATTTCGTTAGTTGCTGTTGGGTCAGATGCACCAGCAGAACCGTAGCGAACGTTAGTTCCACCACGTAATTCTGTTTGTACAATTTCATCAATTGAGTCAGCCATGTTGAATGCAACAATGTTTGCAATTGCTGGGTCAACATCTGCCAATGAGAACAGTTGCAGTTTGCGTGTGGTTAGAACTGCGTTACCGTATTCGTTAAGAGTTACGGTTACAGCAGTTGGTGCACCAATCGCTACTGAATCTGGGTCAACTTGCTCTGAAAGAGCAGTTGTTGCCTTGGTCATATCGTTGTAAATTTGAAATACAACTGATGAACCAGGCATTGATTGTCTCGCTGGACGTTTGTCTGCGACTGAACGTAGTAATGGTTGAGAGCGAAGTGCGAACTCAACAAGACGGTCGTATGCTTTTTGTACAAGACCTGCACCATTGGATGGTGTAAAGGTTCCTACGTTATCAGCACTTGAATATTGACCGCCACCAAGACCACCGTTAGTTGCAGCAGAACCACCAGAGAGCGCGGTATATGCATTTGGCATTTCGGTTATTTCCTTAGTTAGTAGTTATTACGATTGTGCTCCATTAATCATGTTAATGATTTCTTCGGCACTTGTTGCTTGGTCGATGCGGAGAAAATCGTCAACCCCACCTGCTGAAATTTGAGAGTTAGCAGCAATAGCATCTATCTGACGCAAAGTAGCAATATCAGGAGCAACCTCCTGCTTTTGTACTTGCAATCCAAATACTTCTGCATTCTCTGCAATCCAGTTATCTATAACTTCGGGTGAAGCCTCTAAATCTGCTGGAATAAAGTTTGCAATCTTAGGATTAAGATTTTTTTCCGCTAGGACTGACTTGATAGTATTAGTCCTTTGAGAAGACCTAATGGAATTTAATTCTTCCATTAACTCTTTCAACTGTTTGTCTTTCTTTTTAGTGGCTTTTCTTAGTTGTGAAACTAAATCGCCACCAGTTTCCTCGGACTCTAACTCTTCATCGTCGAAGTCCTGATATACATTGCTCATCGCAATATCTCCCATCGTTGTAGTTTCGCAAGCCACATTCATACTTGGGGAAATATAAATGGCTCTTGCTCCCAGTCTTTTAACTCACCACAGGGCTGGTCGGTCTGTGTGTGGCTTAAATGGTACCTGCTGTACCTCGTGAAAGAGAAACTTGAGAAGTTCCACTTCTACCAGCAAACGTTGCTTGCTCTGTTTGCTCAAGTTTCTTTCGTCTCTGTGAAGCCAAACCTTGGAACTGTTCTGCTTCTAATTCTGTTTGAATATCGGTAACATCTTGTTGATAAATGCTACCAAGTTTTTGCAATGCTGTTTGTTGTTCAGCAATTCTTGAATAACCTGCGCGTGCAAGAGTTCTAGTTAGACCCATTTGTTCTAACTCAGCAGCACGACCAACAGTTAATCCACCTAAACCTGCGCGAGCAGCCTCAGAACTAATCTCAGCCTGAGATACACGACGCTTCAAAGATGAAGCCATATCCTCTGGGCTTTTACCAGTTAATAATGATTTAGCAAAATCTGCTTCAGTTAAGGTTGGAAAGTAAGTGGCTAATTGTTCTTTAAGAACACTGTCAGCATTTCTAATTTTGTCATACACGTTTTCTACACGGTCTTTAAGTTCAATAGCAGAAACATCTCCACCAACTAATTCTGAGAAAGTTTCTTGAGAAGCCAAATCAGCAAGACCATATCTGTTTAATATTTCTTGATATTCTTGTTCAGCCTTAATATATTGGGCAGGTGTTAAAGGCTGGGCTTTTCTACCAGCAGCAATATCTGTAGCATAATTTTGTTTATACTTTTCTATACCAGAGAAACGTGCTTTATATTCTGGTGATTGTTGTAAGGCTAAAGTTACAGCAGTTTCTGTGTACCCTTGATTAACGGTAAGGTCAACAATTCTATCTGCAATGCTTTCACCTAAACCGTATTGTACTGCAAAAGACTTGGCTAAATCAAAAGCACTTTGACGTTGTTGTTGTTTTTGTAATGATTGTGTTAATTCAAATTGTCGTCTTTGTTCTGCTGCAATTGCTGCGCCTGGGTCAGGTGGTGGTGGTGCTTGAGGAACAGATGTATCACCATATACACCAGAAGGGTAGAGTATTTTATTTATTTGGTCATCAAGTTTAGTTAATTGTGCTTTAGAAATATTACCTTTAGGAATAGAAACATTAACTGTTCTACCAAGATTTTGCGCTTCTTGAACACGACGTTCTAAATATTGTTTACGAGTTTCAGCCATTTATTTTCCACCAAACCCAAAACCAAAATCAGTTAAAACAGTTTTTAAAGTACCAAGAATAGACTCAGTGGCATTATAAGTATATTGCCATTTAGGATTCTTTTTAACTTCTTTAACGTAATCTAAAGCATTCATACCATTAACTAAACCAGTTTGAATAAGAGGATTTTTTATATCAGTAATAGGTTCTTCTAAATACTGGGTTGCTAATGAAAAATAAGGTGAAGCAACATCTCTTAGAGTAGCCCCAGATTTAAATCTTTCAGCAAAATTTGGATACATTTGAGCAGCCAAATCAGCATACTGTTTTCTTACTTGGTCAACACTTGCCCCACCAGTTCTAATTGCATCGAAAACATAATTCTTAAACTCTGAAGAAGTCTTATCAATAGTACCACCATAATCATCTATTGCTTTATAAATAGTATTAGCATACTCGCCTGCTTTACCAGCAATAAAATTGTTATTAAACTTAACAGAATTAAAAACTATCTCATCTAATTGACTACCTTTTAAACCAAACAAAAGAGTTTTCTTAGCAAGGTCTTGCAATTCTAAAGTTGAAGGAACAGGTGCACCAATAGTTAAAAACTTGTTTTTAATTTCATCAAGTCTTAATTTAAACTTTTCTTGATAACTAGCAGGGTCCAATAAAAGGCTTGAATAGATTTCTTGTTTAACATCTGCAGAAAACTTTTGCCAAAACTTTGTTTGCTGTAAAGCAGCCTTTAATGCTTTCTCAGCCTCTGGACCTTGTTGACCCTTAAAGTCTTGAAATATTTTACCAACTTCTTTATCGGTAAGGAAAGCCCTATCAATCATTGCTGCTGTTAAAGCAAATGATTCACCTTCATTTTCAAAACCAGTACCAGCACTGGTAGTGGCGCTGGCTTCCATGCCTTGTGCACTTTTGTTTGTAGTTCTCAAATTAGGATTTCCCGCAATCTGTTCATTGTAAGTAGACCAATGTGTAAAACCTTTACCTTTGCCTTTACTTTTTTCACGACTGTTCCACAACTTATATGCTGCTTTAGCATTAGTTAATGGGTCATACAATTCTTCATTTGATTTAATCCCAAACCATTTCCTACGTTCAGGTCCCATATCGCCAAGCATATTAATTTGAAATAAACCATAAGATAAATCACCAGTATTAGAATCATCATTAAAAGCCTGAGTGTTGTTACTAGATTCTAATTGGGCAATTTTAACCATAGTAGGAATAGCAGATTCAGGGAAACCTGCTTGTCTTAAAAGTTCTTCAATTTGAGATTGGCTATACTGCATTAGTATTTTCACCTAAAATTGGTTTATTAATAAATTGTGTTTCATTTTCTAAATCACTTACTAAAGAACTTAGAACATTATTAAACATTTTATAACCACCAAAGCCTTCACCATATTGTTCAGCACCTGGTGTGGCTAAAGTAAATTCGCTTGCAAAATCAGCAAGGTCTGTTTCAGTAAAACCACCAAGTCTTGTATCAGGTCCTGCACCCATACCAGGAACAGAACGAACTGGGTTACTTAATGCTTCACGTTGTAAAGCAGCAAAGAATGCTTCTTTTTCTTTATCAGTAGCACGTCGTCCAACATATTCAATATAGGCTGCATCAACTTCAGCATCAGCATCTCTTTTAGATGGAATGTATGCTGCTTCTTCAACAAAGTCTGGTTTATAATTTTTAGCAAAATCATCGTAAGTAAATACTTCAGAGTCTTCTATAATGTTTTGATAGTTTTGCAGACTGTAAGTGTAAAGAAAACCATTAAGCGCAGAACGCATAAATGAATCTGCAACACCTTTTTGAGCCATACTGTTTCTAACTTGTGATAAATTAAAACCAGAAAATTCATAAAAACCTTTATCTAATAACATGTTTTTAAATTCATCAACTCTGTTACTTTTAATTAAATCAGCAATTAACTTTTCTTGAGCAGTACTAGAATCATAAGCAATAGCGGTGCCTTCTAATGGCACACGAGAAACCCTAGGAACAATAACAGCAAAATCATTTGGATTAAGCGTTCCACCTTTTCCTAATAAAGTTTCTGCTTGTTCATTTTCTGGAAGAACAAATCTTACAGCACCAGTTTCTGGGTCTAGGCTAATACCTTTATTGCCAAGAAGGATTGCTTTATCAACAACCATTCCTTTTTTATATGCAGGCTCTTCTACTGGTTCTTCTGCTTGGTAAGTAGCATTAGGGTCCCACACTGCTGCAGGAACAATAGAGGATTTAGGTCCTTCTGAAACTTTAGTAACTTTTTTAACATCTTTATCAGATAATTTAAGTAATTGATTAGAGTCAACGGTAGCAATTTGAGTTACTGTATCAACTTTAGCACCAGGAATTTTTTTAAGTTCTTCAGTATTTAAAGTAACTTTATATAGTTTATCTGTAACTCCTGATATTTGTTTTACTCCTGCAAAAGTAGGGGTAAATTCAAAAGTAAATGTACCAGTCTTTTCATCATACGTACTATTAACTATCATTTAATTTGTGCATCCCTACTTAGGTCTTTTAATATTGGAATTAATATTGCTTTATTAGCCTGACGAACAGTGTAATCAAGATTACTTAATACAGACAAATCAGCAAGGGCTTCATCTCTGACCATTCTTCTAAATGAAGTACTCATGCCGTTATCACTATTAATTTTATAAGCAGTTTCGCTCATAATCTTTAACGCTTTATTTAATTTATCCCTAGTACCAGGTTCCATTTTAACGGATTCATCTGCTAAAAGATAAGTTAAATTAGTTAGGTATTGTTTTTCTTTTTCAACACCAAAGTCACCAGTAGCAAAACGTTGTCTTAATAAAGGATTAGAATTAAGAATCATTTCCTGCGCTAGATTCATCTGAGCGCCGATTTCTTTAATAGCAGTAGTATCAGCAGTTCTACCGATTTCTTCTGCTGCGCGTTCTTCTATATCAAAATAGTTTTGTCTATCAACGGCTATTTGAACTTCACGTAGATAGGTTTCTAAATCTCTATTATCAATTAGTTCTGCAGCCTCAAACCAAGCATAAGTAGAAGCAGTAAATTCACCAACAGAAGGTGCTGCTAACCATGCTGCTTCACCGTACTTATCAATCAAACCTTTGTTTTTAATGTACCAGTTTTTAACTTCTTCGGTTTTCTTAAAAGCAATATCTGTTGTTTTTTCTGCGCGAGAAACAGTATAGATAAGTTTATTAGGATTCTTGCCAATGTAAATGGCTAATGCTTCCTCGTATGGGTCATCTATTCTAGGATTAGGATTAGATAATACGCCTTCAAAGATATCAAAGAACTCTTGTCTAATACTTACAACGCCTACTTCTTTTAGAAATTCAGGTATATCTTTAGTTTCTTTTAATGTAGGAGAAACAGGTATTGGAAGTAATCCAAGTAAGTTACGCATAACAACTAAGTTGTGTCCTGATATACGAGTATTTTTAATATATTCGTATTGTTCTTCAGGTGTTGCATCAACAGGTAAACCTTTACCATGTGCTGCATTGTAAGCAATTACTTGATGAACAGCAGATGCTTCTTGTTTATCTTTTTCGCCAGCACCAATGATACTCCATAATCTATTTACAGATAGTGGAAGTATTGCTTTCTTTAAATCTAAATTATCACCAATATCGCCAAGTAAAATATTATCAACTTTATCTGCAGCATATCTGCCATCTGGTCCTAAGCGACCAAGAATTGATTTAACTAGATAAATATTTAAACTTGCTAATGGACCAGACAAAGTTGGTGTTGTAGCATCTGGACCAAATGATGGGTTTAATTGTTGTAATTTAAAAGTAAAATCACCAACAAGTGGTTGACTATACCCTGGTTTTCCACCAGTTAATACCCTTAAAGGTTTATCAACTACTTGGAATATAAGGTCATCCATAGGCATAACAAGGTATCCTTGGCCTTGTGCATCCTCATGAATAAACCCTGAAGCACTCAAACCTAATGCGCTAAGACGCATTCTCATAATTGTTTTTAATGAGTGGTCTTTTAATCTGTATATTCTTCTAATAAAATCTTCTGTTGCACGATAAAAACGTGAACCATTACGCATATTAAATGCAAGTGCTGTTCTAACATCAGGGTTATCAGCAAACTTCATAATTGAATTTAATGAATCTTGAACAGAATATTCAACCATTGCTCTGGCTGTTACGTCTTCTGCAAACTTCTGCACTTTGGCTAACTCTTCATCAGTAAGTGCTCTATTAAGTTTAGATTCTTTTTCATAAACAAATTTATTAATTTGTTGAGTTTTATATGAGTCTCTGTATCCACCTTTACGGAAGTTATCCATTCTTTCAAGGTAGAAAGCAGTAAAAGCAGGGGTACGGAAATATGATGTTACCTGTTGGTCCATTGCTTCAAATATTTTAGTACCATATTCAGCAAAGTATTCTTTTAAGTTAGTTGGTCCTGCTTGGAATGGTACTAATAAATCACCAGCAATTAAATTATCTTTAACAAGTTCATCAAATTCTTCTATAGGAAGTTGATTCCATCTAAATGGTGTAATTACTTTATCTATTTCACCTTTAGATACTTTCTTAATACTTCCTTGTTTAACTCTGTTAAACAGTTTAGTATTAAATACACTTAAATCTGATGAACCGTGAAATGCTTTACGCAAATCTATTAAATGTTGTTCAACCCAACGTGTTAAAATTTCTATATCAGAAGCAGAACCTTTTAAGGTAGCGTACTCTGATAGTGATTCTAGTAGATTACGTCCTGGACCAGTTGCTAGTTCTTTCATTGGGTCTACTAATAACCCTGTTTTAACATCTTTAACTAGGTCTAAGTATGTTTTTCCTGTAGGTAACTTAACACCAAACAGTTTCAATACGTCAGTAACAGCGTTAGTAAAGTCTTGCTGGGTTTCTAAACCATTATTTCTAAGAAATATTTGCTGAGGAGTATCTTTAATATCGCCAAATTTACTGTAATCGCTACTGAATCTTGCAGAAACGTTAGAGTATTGACCTAAAATTCTTTCTGCTCTAGCGGCATTGGCAGGAAGAACAACCCATTTACCTGGATTCTTAACACCAAGTTCTTTCATGGCTGTTTCCATGACTTCATTAGTCATTAAGTCTTCAGTTGGGCGAAGGAATCCACCACTTAAACCAGCAGTTCTTGCTTGAGATGAAGATAGTGCGTCAAAACCTAGAGGATTATGTAAGAAAAGTTCTTTAAGAGATACAATATCTGAATCAGATAAACCTTTAGAACCAGGAATATATCTTCCTAAACCTTGTTCTATTTTTAATTTATCTAAAGCAAGAGCAAACAGTCTATTTGCTAATGCTTCTTTTTGAGCACTAAAGTTTTCAGGAAATTCTTCTTCGATTTGTTTTTGAAGAGCAAGACGTTCGTCATTGTCAATTATATTTTGTATTTTAAAAACGTGTTCACCTGTAAGTGATAAACCTTCTGGCTTACCTTTAGCAGCAGCAAGAATTTTAACGGCTGTTCTACCTGCACCACGTAAGTAATTAAACATAACTTCTTTAGGTGCGTACAAAGTGAATAAGAATAACTCATCTATTGTTGCACGAATACCTAATTTGGGTGCAAGGGTTAGTAAAGTCCAAGCATTAGTGTATTGAGAAACTGCTTGACCGTTAATGATTACACCTAAACGGCGCAATCCATTAAAAACTCTAGCGTTATCTGATTTAAGTTTAGCAATTTCAAGCCAATCTAATTGACCAATTGCTGGAGTAAACTGAAAATTATGTAAAGGTGATTGAACTTTTACTTTATCAAACTCGGCACCTAGTTCAGAACCTACTCTTGCTAAATCACTTACTTGTAAATTCTTTGGAATATCAAGAACATCACCTGTTGCAAAAGCAGTAGCAAATTTATCTTTAAGTATTTTTTCAATCATGGTAGAGCCACCAGGGGTAGCACCTAAACCACTACTGTACAAAATATCTGTGTATAAACCCCTAAGAAGAACTATTCTGTCATATTCTTTTAAGTCAGCAAATCTTTGAGTTAATACTGCTGCTTCTTCTTTAGGTAAAACTAAACGTGCTGTGTCTCTAAAAGTATTTAAAGTTTCCCCAACTTTATCATCACTTGTAAAAATTGGTCTACCAAGTGGTGCGCGAGATGCAAGTTTATTTACTTTTGAAGAAAATGTTTTCATTTTATCTGCAGCAAATATAAACAATGGGTCAGATTGTCTTAAATCAGAAATACGTGCGATGGCTTTAGAAAGGTCCCCACCTACATCAATGTATTTGCCTTCAAGATATGCAGTATCAACAACGTTATCTGTTTTTTGAATTGCCTCAAAAAGGTTAGCATCGGTAGTACCTTTGAGTCTACTTCCAAAAGTATCACCAATAAATTTACGAAACGAATTAGCCCATAGTGAAGACTTAGTTGCGGTAACAACATTGTTAGTTCTATAGAACATCATGCTGTTTGATTTACCACTAAACAAAGAAAGAGCGTGGTCTGCGTTAGTGAAATATTGTGCAGCAGACTTTGAGTCTTCTATCCCACCAAAAGCAAGTTTACGAACAATAGCATCATTATTATATGCTGGATAATTTTGAGCAATAGCGTTCATTACTCTTGCTCTAACTTCTGGAGTTCCTTCTTTAAATTGTTTTAATAAAGGTCCAAGGCCAGGAGTTACATCAGGTATGCCGTCCCATACTTTTTTAACTTCATCAAATTCAAATACTTTAGGAACTGCTAATTCAGGTGCAATACCTTTTTTAAATAAAGTTCCATAAATAGCACCTTTATTAATAATAGGTGCTCTAGGTTGTAAGTTTTCTTTTAAAGTAAGTTTACCAAGAACACCAACACGTTGTCCTGCTTTAACACCTTGAACTAACGCTTTACCTGCAGCCCAAGTTCCTGCTGTTGCCCAAGTTAAAGGGTCTGCAAGTATTTGAAATGTTGCATCATATGTTCCAGAAATTCTGTCAAAAATCTTTTCTTCAGCAAGTGGTGCATCTGGAGATAAACGCATTTGTCTTCTAGCAACTTCTCTACCAGGACTTACTTGCGCTCTACGATAATCACCAAGAATACTAGCAAAGTCTTCAGGGTTCTCTTGCATGAAAGATAAAGCACGTTCTAATTCAGGAGTTACTCCACCTGCTTCTTCAATTACTCGACCAGGTGTCCATCCTGTTACTAAACCTTTTGCTAAAGCAGACATACCTGGACCGTATGTTTCTTCTAATTTTTTTGTATACTCAACGTTCCATATACGTTTACCATCCCAGTCGTCAGACCAGAAGTTAAGCATACTTGGTGTGTATTGACCTGTTTGTTTAGCATAAGTAAGTGTTCCACCAACAGTTCCAGTTAATGCTTGACTGTAACCTTGTAAAATTTTAAATGCACCAGTAAAAGGTGACTGCACTGCTGTCTTAGCAAGAGAACCAAGTGTTCCTAAAATAGTCCAGTTTTTTGGTTTGTTTAAATAATCTGGATTATCAAAAACACTTTTTAATGCTTCTTGAACACCTTCATCAAGTTTAAGAAATTCTTCGTTAGCATCTTTATTATCCATCTTAAGTAATTCTCTATGTTTATCATAGAGTTTACTCCAAGTGTTAATTTGTTGTAAATCTTTTTCTGGTAAATTGGCGCGATAAGAGGCTACGGCTAATTCTGGAAGATACTGATTAGCAACAGGAGTATAAGGCTGAGGTGGATTCCACCCTGGGATTCTTGACATTAATACCCATAACCTTTGCCTTGACCTTCCATTGCCATAAATATTTCAGCAACACCTGCAATATCTTGTATTGCTGGATTACTTAACATTTCTTGTGCAACTGTTGCAGGAGTTCTTTGATTACTTGGAGGAAGACTTATAAAATTTGTTCCAGGACCAAAAGGCATACCAGCAGTTTGAGGTTCATCAAATCTTTCTGATGGTGCAGTAAGTTGAGTAATTGGTGAAGTTGCAGCAAAAGCAGCAGCAGCAGGTTTGGTAGCAACACCAGCAGTTGGGGTTGGACCAGCCATATCTGCGCCTTGTTGAAGACCCATAAGTTCTTGACCTTCACCATAATTGCCACCAGCCATGTATCTTGCTGGTTGTCTAGAAACATTTAAATCAGTTCTTTTAGAATTACTTCCAGGACCTGATACTTGTTCTCTAATTGCCATTAATCTTCGTCCTCATCAAATTCTTTGTCATCTAGTTGAATGTGTGCTGCGTCTAGCATTCCTTTAAGTTTCCAACTTGGAGACTTATTGTCATCTAGTACGTGTAAAAAATATTTTCCTTCAGAATTAATCATTTCGATAACGGTTATAGCCCCTGTTATCATTCCACCTAAAGGATGTAAATCTTGAACAAAGCCATTTAAACCATCCTGAACCATTTTTACATAATCAGGTTGTACACGCTTTGTCATATTATCCCGCTAACTGTCCCATAATTGTTGCTAAATCTGGAGGAGTGGCTCCAGCAGGACTACCAGAGGGAGCGCCTGAAGGGGACGGTTGCGCTGCAGCCTGCTGTGGAGGAAGGGTAGCCTCTGCTGGAGTAGGTGTTTCTGGTTCAAATGCTTGTTTAACAGCATCTTCAATTGCAATACCATTACGACGTTTGTCAATAATGTCAGCAAATTTTCCTAGAATAGTAGAAACATCTTGACCAGTTGCAATCATTTCAGGGATTGCACCAGCAGCAGCGTTAACTGCGCGATTTAAATTTTCACGCATCTTTTGTATATCAATGCGTTCTTGTTCTTTACTTACGTTAACAGACCAAGGTAGTTCACTCATTACAAATTCTTTAGAAACAAGGTCTCCACCTAATGCTTGTAAAGAAAAGATAAGTGCACGACTTGGGTCAAGTCCTGCCATTAAACCATAGCGAACTTCTACAGTGTAATCGCCTTTAATATCTTTAGTTGGATTGTATTTAAGTTCATAAGGTGAACCATCATTGTATCCGCGAACATTCTTTTCAAATGGGAAAATCTTTTCATCAACACGTAAACATAGACTTAATACGTCTTCTAAAGTTTGTGCAAATATTTGTTGGCTTGCTTTGATTTGTGAATCAAAAGCACCAAGTAACGCTTGGACGCCTTGACCAGTAATGATGCTGGCATCAATGTTACCAGTTCTACCTTCTGGATATCTGGCGCCCAAACGCATTTCCTGTTGCAACACTGCTTGTTCAGTAAATGCTGCGTTTGGTAATTCTAAACCGA